CGGACGCGGAGCGATGGCGGGGCGATCTGGATCTCGATGCAATCGCGGGCCGTTGTCGGCAGCCGGCCGGAATGAATCGCATTCTCCACGACCCGCCACATCACGGCCCGGTCGTCGTCGATCATCGCGGCCTGTAGCCGCTCGAACATCCGCACGGCCGGGCTCTCGGCGACCAGCGTCGAGGCGAAGTTCGCGTTCGACGCGTCCGAGGTGAACATGAACTCCGGCATCACCAGCCGGGCCGCGATCGCCCGCAACTCGGCCTGGAGAATCGTGACAAAGCTGCCCGCGTCGAGGCCGGCGGTGGGGAAGTCGTATTCCAGCCCGGCCGGCGCGTCGAGGATCGTGCCGGGTCCATACTGCGAAAACTGCCGCGTCCGGCCGGTGGCGGGGCTGGTCGCGGTGGCGTCGGCCCCGCTGGCCACGAACTGTTCCACGCCGCTGCGACTCACGCCGCGATGCTTGCGTATGAGCGCGATCGCCGATTGAATCTCGGCCACCACGCTCATGTTGCGGAGTAACTTTTCCGCCCGCCGCAGGTTTTTTCGCACGGGAGTGTAGAGCGGCAAGCCGCGCTTCACATTGAAGTCGACGTTCGCGCGGCGATGCTGGACTTCACCCGCGACGACGAACTCACTGTCGACATAGTAGCCATGGACCGTTTCGACGTCGTGCGGATCGGTTTGCACGCCAAAGCTAGCCGACGGGTCGGTCGACCGATGAGAGGGCGTGGCGACCTGGTCCGGCTCGATGAACCGCACACGCGTGACGCCGTCGTGGTCGACGAAGAACCTCAAGAACGCCTCGCCGTCGCGGTCCACGCGGCGAACGATTTCCTGCTGCCGCTGGTGCCAGCGATTCACGCGCTGAAACTCTTCGAGCACCTTTTGCACCGCGAGCCCCAACTCCGGCTCCGCCTCCATGCCTTTGCAAGTCGTTGCCCGATAACTGTGGCCCGAGCCGATGATGTAGCTGATGCGATTCTCATGCCCATTGATGGCAAACTCATTCACCGTCGCCAGAGAGCGGCACTGGGAGCGCAGCTCCGCCAACTGCTGCTCGGTAATTGGTGCGGCGCACAACCGGGCGGTCGAGCCCGTGAGGCTGCCGACCGGCGCCCACCACTGCCCATCGACATCGGTAAACGCTTCGCCCGGATCGACAAAGTCGTTCCAGAGCACGTCGAAGACTTCTTGCAGACGGTGCTCTAGCTGATCTGATACTAAGTAGTCACTTTGCATTTCAATCTCCTACGGACAATGTGGTTGAAGTTTCTCGCAGAGACGCGGAGACGCAAAGGAGAAACAATGGAACCACGAGGACACGACGGCACGACGCACAAGACAAGCAAGAATGCAATTGTTTGATATTTCGTCGTGTTGTTGTGTCGGCGTGGTAACAGTTCCGCATTTTCATCTATGCGCCTCCGCGAGACTATTTGATTGCAGGCGAGCGAGAGTGCGTTAGTCGATTATCAATCGATTCCCGAGGCCATCGTTGGTGTGGCGTCCGTGCCAAATCTCTTCCGCGAGCCGCAGCGCCATCTCCAGCGCGTCGGGGCCATCGTCGTGCGCGCCGGCCGGGAAGTCGCGCAGTTGGTCGACCAACAACCGCGTCGAGGCCGAGCCGGTCAGGAATCGCAGCCGCCGTTGCGACAGATACGGTCCCAGCCGGCGAATTCGCAGTTGTTTATTGACGTGATTGTGAATCGCCGCGGGCACAAGGTGCGACAGCTGCCGCCTTTCGAATTCCGCCGCCAGCTCTCCCGCGAGCAGCTCCTGGTACTGATTTGCCTCGACGCCCAGCGCGAGCGGCCGGAACCGCCCGCACCACGCCGCTCCATCAGCCACCATTTGCGGCGTGGGCCGCCGGGCCAAGTCCGCTTCCACGTAAATCACGCCGGCCGTGTCGATCCCCAGCATTACGTAGGCCGAGTAATCGCCCCGCTGGCTGTCGCGGCCTTTGCTCGGGTCGAGCGCCATCGTCTTGATCACGAGCTCCGCAGGCCAGCGCTCGAACCAAATGTGATCTTCAAAATACGACTCCGGCCATTCGCACAAATCGGGATCGACCGGCGACCCCTGCTTTTCGCGCTCAAACGCCGTGCGGCCGCTCTCGACGCGCATCTTCATCAGCGTGTAAAGGTCTTCGACCTCGGGCCAGAGAACGACAGCACCGGCGAGCATTTCATCGCGGTGGGTGTCGAAGAAAGCACGGGCAGAGGATGCAGGATGCGAGATGCGGGGATTAAGGGAAGAAGAAATTCGGCTGCCTTCCCTGCTCCCTGCGTCCTGCATCCTGCTCCGTTCGCAGTACAACTCCTCCCACTCCTCCCACAGCCCCAGGTTTGTTGGCCAACTCTCGATCGCGGCAAACCGCGCCGAGTGCCAGCCGGGCGCCGTGAGCAGTTCCATCGCCAGCGCGTCCCGATGCAGCGCCGTTGCCAGGTTGATAATGTTGGTTCGTTTAGTCCCCGCCTTGAGCAGTGTGCCGTGAAACCAACGTCGGGACGACTCGCGCTGCGCCGCCGACGAAATGTGGCTGTCGTTTTGCAGGTCGTCGCCCACGATGAGCGTAGGTCGATGCGCCCCGCGCCGCCGCCCACGAATCCGCTGCCCGGTGCCGAACGATTCGATCACCACGCCATTGGCCAATTCGATTGAGGTCGCTTGCCACCGCGGTCCGCGCCCTGTGGCGTGCGGATAGTCGCGGGCCAATTCCGAGTTGTCGATCAATTCGGCCTTGACGTTTTCCAAGTGCGTTTGCGCCTGCTGCTTCGTGTCGGAGACGATCCAGATGTAGCGTTCCCAGCCTTCGACGGCCGCCTGCAACACGTAGCAGAGTGTGCCGATGGTTGACTTCGCTCCGCCACGCGGGCCGATGAGGTTCACTTTGCGGCCACGATGATGGAAGTCCGCGAGCTCCTGGCTTAACCATTCATGCATACTGGACGGGGGCTTGGCAAAATGCGCGGCGAGATACCGGCGACCCCAAGCGAGCGTATCCAACCGGGCACCAGTGCTGTACGTTGCCGGTAGCATGGCGCGATGTGCGGCCAAGAACTGGCCATATAACTCGCCAACGACGATCCGGTTCGGGATCGGCGGCAGTTCCGCCGGATCAACCCCCAGATCGTGTTGTCGTTTCACATCGGTCATGCCGAGTCGTCGTCGAAGGAATCGGCTTCGTCCTGAGTCGAATGCTCCAATAGATTCGACGGAACCGTGTCGGGCGATTCGCTCGGGGCGCCGACCTCGTCCAAAATCAATTGATCCAAGGTTCTGACCAGTCGATGGAAGCGGTCGAGCAACCGTTGCCGATCCTCCGCATCCGCGAATTCCTCGATCACTATCGACACCAATTGCGCGACAAAAGCCTTGAGTTGCCGCGTCGTTACCGTACCCACATCGCGTCGTCCAAAGCGCTCCGGCGAGTGTCGCTCGAGCCACCAGACCGAAGCTCGCCAGTTCTTTGCGTCTTGGGCTGCGTTTTGCACATTGCGCACGTGGGTTAGCTCGCCGGCCCCTTCCGCGTGACGAACCTCCACGGCGAAGACCGGATCGCGCGACATCTCGCAAAGAACGTCCGAATGCGAGCAGTTGGACAGCTTGGCCGCCGTTTCCCGGTCGCAGCCGATCGAAAGATACGCACAGATCTTGCGCTTCTGTTCGTCGCTCAAGTGTGGAAAATCTATTTTGCGCACCATGCGGTTCACACCTGTTTGCAGGACGGCTCCTCAAACGATTGCGATTGACCGGAAGGCACATCGTACGCCTCAAACGTCACGGCAATTTGGTCACACGCCTAGGTACTCGAACGACACCACCGCCCGGCCGGCCGAGCTGCGATACTGCGGAAACTTGGTCATCGCCGAGGGATTCGTGCCCGTCTTCTTCACCGTGACTGCCTTCCACAGTGGCGACCGTTTGCAGTGTCGGATCAGCGACGGGTGGCTGCTGGTGACGTTGATTCGGAAGCCTTCGGCGCGGTGCAGCTCCGCCACCGCGGCTACGGCTCGCATGCCGATGCCCAGGCCCTGAAAGTCCGGCAGCGTGACGATCCGCGTGAAGCGGCGGTGTTTGCGCTTGGCAATCACCGGCAGCGTGGCACAAAAATTCACGGGCACACCATCCCAAGTGGTTAGGTAGCAACGGGCTTGCGGCGCAATGCCCGCGCTCAGATAGTGATAACGCTTAAACAGCTCCCAAGCCGCCACTCGGCAGCGATGGATCGCCAGCTCGATCGTCGGTCGCCGAAGGCACCTCCGTGAAAGTTGGCCCGTTGCCATGTCGAGCACCCAATCGGGCTCCAGCCACTCGGTCACGTCGTAGTGACACGTCACGGCCACGAACCGGCAGGGCAGGCGACCGCGGCGAATTCCCTTGGTGATCGCAGCCGAGCAAACCTTCGCCACCGTGCGGTCCACGACGCTGGTGTACTCGTCGTAAACGACGAGTCGCTGTTGGCTTTTGGCTTTCGGCTCTCGGCCAGAAGGGGAGTCTGGCTGACAGCCGACGGCCGATAGCCGATAGCCCTTTGCTAATGCTCGGGCTAAGTCACAGCGGAACTTTTCACCACAACTGAGGACCACATACGGTTTAACCCACGACGGCGGTGAGCCGAAGCCGACGGCTGTAAACAACTCCACTACCTGCCGCACCGGCAACTCCCCAAAACAATCGACGACCGCCCGATCGGCCGGCCACGTTGATTCCCCTCCTCGGCCAGGGGAGGGGGCGTACAAATCCTCCGCAAACGCGTGCCGGGCCACCGTGCTCTTACCGCTCCCCGAGGGGCCGACGATCAAGCCGATCTGCCAACTCTCATCGTCTGTCGGCAGCTCGACCTCGAACCGCTCGCTGGACTTCGCCGCCAGCGGCACGTCGAACATCCCAGCCACCTGCTGTACGCGGAACGAATCGTGGATCGGACAGGTTACGGTAACGTCATATTTGGGCATGAGAGTGGTCCTTCGCAGGGAGCAGGGGGTACGGAGCAGGGAATAAGCAAAGGAGCTGCTTTGACTCCCTGCTCCAAGCTCCCTGCTCTCTGCTCACAGCGTCAAAACTCGGCATCGATGTCCCTCGGAGCGCATCCGCTCGTAAAGGGTTTCTTGTTCGTCTTCGTCGCGGCACTCGATGACCACCTGATAACACTCGGGCACGGCAACTTCGGGCCGGTCGGTTGCGTTGGCGGCGAGTTGCTCCGCGTCTCGACATTCGCGTTGAATCTGATCCATCAAAGCACGCACCGCCGCGCTCTCGCTCGTCACGTCCACCAGCAACGAGTGCAGCTTGTCGTCGGCCGTCGTCGCCATGGCCGCCAGCGGGTCGAGCGTGAGCAGGATCTTGTCGGCCTCCGTTTCGTTGACATCCAGCACGAGCACCGGCACCATCGCTTCCGGCGTGGTCTCGGCCCGCAGGTGACCATCGACGAGCATGAGCGTTCCGTCGGCAAGCTCGCGAGCCAAGAGGGCATCCGCGTATCCCACCTCCGCGAGCAAGCCGCGCAGGGCGTCCTGCTGCGCCGGGGGGTGCGTCCGCCAGTTGCGCGGGTTTGGCCGCAGTTCCGACGCGCAGACCCGTCGCAGTTCCTTGATTCGATCGCGGATTTGCATAGGTGATCGTCGCTGGTGGTGTCAATCGCGGGACAAGCCCCGCCGTTAAGTGCCCTACTTAGCGGCGGGGCTTGCCCCGCGCTTATCAGTGGTTACTGGTTAAGTAAAGATTGCTGGATCAGTTCTTGCAGGTCCTTGAGGTCCGCCCGAATCTCCGCCCGCAGCGTGTGGTGCGCCGATTCCAACGACGCGAGCCGGGCGCCGATCTCGGCGAGGTCTGTGGCACGAGCATAAATTCGGCCGTTTAGTGGCTCGCTTCGCCGCTGCGACCACTTCATCATCGCCATGGCGATCGTCGCCAGGCTTCCGAGGATCACCGTTGCTGCAGGCCAGTCGAACACGTTGCGTCCCCTTACGGAGTGCCAATTTAGCCTCAGGCGAGTCGCTGGGGGCTACCTATGTCGATCACGGTCCCGTCGGAACCGGCATGACCGGAGCCGACGTGGCGCCACTTGCCGAGGTGCCCGCCTGGGTTTTGCCGTCCGTATCGAGCGTCCCATCTTCCCGGAACGTCGCGTAGGTCGCGGAGAGATTCACCGGCCAGGGCTCGACAGTGGCCGGCAGTTGCGTCACCGGAATACCTTGCCGCAGAAATTCGAGCTGGTCTTCCGTGAGCACACGATCGAGCCTCGGCACGGTGTCGGTCATCTCGGTCGACGTGAAATACGCCGCCGGGTTGTATGCCGCGAAGTCGGCGTCGGTGAGCGCGAATCCAGGCGCTTCGGCGACTTCTTTGGTCTTCTGAAATAGCTCGATCGCCATGTTCGTGTAGACGCGGCGCAAGTATTGGCCGATATCGCCGGCGAAGTTTGTCGAGATTTCGATTTCTTTGCGGTTCTCCGTGTGCTGCATCATTTCGGAGATCATCATGAAGACCCAGCCGGCCCATTGCCGCATGAAGCGGTTGCGGACGTTGAAAAACGGGCAGGGGTAGACAAGGAAAATTTCGCCCGCGGGCCGCACGTGGTCCGTCTCCATGTCCTCGTGGCCGGGCGGAATCGCGCGGCCGGTAAGTATCTGCGCCAGGCGAAGATACAGCTTGTGTACCCGTTTGAGCGTGTTGACCGAAGGCGGCGTTCGCAGGTCCGCGTCGGCATGGTGCATGATGTTGAACAGATTTTGGCCCGCGAGCTGCACCAATTCGATGATCGTCGGATTGAGCGAGCCAACGTCATTCGACCAATTCGGCACGGCGTAGCCCGCTTTCCCGAATTCGCCGACGTTGTACCAAAGCAATGCGTCTGTGTTGGTGATCGACATCTTAACTCTTTCCTTGTCCGGCAAGTTGTTGATTGATAAGTGAATCCATGGCCGCTACCACGTCCGTTGCGCCGGGATACTTGCGGACGATTTGTTCGGTGGCCCAATCATGGGCCCTGCGATAATGGTCTTGTTCATAGGGCACGTAATGCTGTTGTGTTGCCGTGACTTGTGGTGGTGGCGGTGTATCGACGGCTATGGGAACGACTTTCGCTTGCGACTCAAAAGGTTTGCTGCCGCGCACCCCCTGGGGCGCGGTCGGCAATTCGCTGTTTCACTCGTCGTCCTGCCAAACCCCCGGCAACCATGACCGCCAGCGCCAGCGGGCCACTCAAGCCCAGGGCACCGGCTGCGAGCTTTCCGTAGGACATGCCGCCCAACACTCCGGGACCAAGACTGCCGATGCGCTCGTCGATGCGATCGAAAACGGTGGTGCGCAGCGATTCGATGCGGTTCGTTGACGCTTGTTTCACTTGTTCGACGGTGTGATGTAGTTCGGCTGCGACGTTCGCCGCGACGTCGGATTTCTTGGCGTACGCGTTGAGGTCGCCAACCCGGAGGTACTCGCCGCGGTTTTGCTTGTTCGCGTCGAGTGACGCCAAGCGGGAATCGATTTCGTCGCGCCAGGCTTGCCA